TGGAATAGGCTCTGGTTCAAAGAAGTCGTCAGGTATATCGTAAATAATAGTATCGATGTCGTCTATTATGTCTTCAACAATATCTATCTCGTCTTGTCCAGGACATGTAGGTGGGTTCTTTTGCCAACAATATTCAACTGTTGTTACAGTTGTTGATGACAACGCAGTGTAGTCTACAGTTAGTGTTGGGTCCTTTACATCTACACCTGCATGACCGCCGTTGTATTTTTTATTACCTTGTATATCAAAACTAAAACCTGCTGTAAGTGTACCGTGTGTCATGTCTGGGTCAGCGTTCATGATCAAAGTGTTGCCGTAATTATTAAACTGATAGTTGTGATTTGTTGTGTCTTCAAATGTTGTGCTTTGTGTTGTGGTGTCAACACCATTAGATGCTATTTGATACATCGTGACTGTTGATTCAGTTGGATTCCACCATCTTATGTCAGCGTTAAAATCAGAACTAAAACCTAATTTTAATTCTTCTAATGTTAAATGATCTTGTGAGTTTATAGTAGTCTCTGCATATGCACCGTCTTTTCCTGTAAGATAGATATTTTCATTAATATCTGATGAATCTGGAAACATTGTGCCTACCCAACTACCATCAACCCAATCTTGAGACACTAAATTATCTGTTGTAACAGAATTACCTGACGTGACAGTAGTGATGGTTGTTGTGTCTCCTACATTGGGTGTATCGGGTATAACTACTATGTCGTTTGCGTTAGTTAGCTGGGATGTTAGTAGGATTGCCGTCGCTGTCCACAATATATTTTTTATCTTCATCTAATTCCTCTGTAATTTTTTTATCAACTTTTTCCATGTATCGTAGAGCTTTCGTATACTCTTCATAGTCAGGTCTTTGTTGATCATATTTGTTCCATTCTTCTAGCGCAGAATCTCCAATTTTACCGTTAAAAGGACAAGGAGTTCCGGCATGTGCCATAGCAGAAAAAACTCTGTTGTCTTGACAAAGTATAGATACAGCCGCAACTTTCATATTAAAATCAAAAAGGAGTTTAGATAATTTCATACGTTCACAATTCATATCACGTTTTGTTATGCCAATGCTGCCACCTATTAAAGGTTTTTGTAAACCCATACCAACTCCAACAGTACAAAGGTCTTGTGACATCGCAGAGATTCCGGGAGCAGATGCAGACGGTACAGTTCGTTGATCTCCTGTGTAAGAGTTATTATTGTTTGTAGTGCTGTTGTTTGTGGTTGTGTTAGATGATGAACCATCTTGATAGTTTGTTGTAGCCTCACTGTGGTAACCACCTGTGATTGCTGTATTACTAGCTGATGATCCTGATGTAGATTGCGTGTTGGTTGTTGCGCCAGCGCCTGTAACGTCTGCCATTGCAGAGTCCATCAAAGAACCAAACATCCATAAAAATCCAACTAATACAATAACTAGTATTGAAATACCTTTAAGCATAATCCCCCCGAACTGCTTGTGTGTTATGTTATAATTTACTTAGATATGACTCTTAGTCAAGGCGTTATTCTATGATCTTTTTAATCTTAAGTCGGCCCATGTCTTCAAAGACTATAGCCTCTACCTCGCGGCAGTTCATGTATATTCCTTCTTGCCCCTCTCCTATATTACGAGAGATAATTCGTTTCTGTTTCAAACAGTCGCTAAGTCCGTCAGTCGGCACCATCTCTACTGTAGAACCGTTCTGTATCATGAGTATTGCAAATACAATTTTAATGGTTTCCATTTTGTTTAGCCTCTAAATCTATTAGTCTCTCTTCATGAAACTGTATGACCATATCGTTCTTAAGTATCATAGGAATCTCTGACTCCATCTGTTCTTTTAGTTTATCTACATTCTCACCCAGGTATTCCACCAACATGTAGAGCTCTTGGACTTGTGGACTGACCATGCCGCCTTTGGGCACTGAATCAATAAAGTTATTAGCAGCTTCTAAATCTTTTTCCATAAGTTGTAATGTAGTTTCGATACTATTTAAGCGTTCAACCACTGTGAAATAAGAGGTCGTGCCAATCGCCACGGCTGCCAGGATAGCCAAAAGGTTTTTAAATGGTAAAGAGATGGTCGTGTCTTCAGAGAGTTTCATAAACAAATAAAATAATTTCTACATAAAAAAAATAAATACCCAAACCAGAAAAGTCCATCATACTTCCTCTAATTCTAAAAATCTGTTTTCACAATAAAAAGCAAACGTTCTTAATTTAACACCGTCTACTTCTCTATGTACTTCTAATAAACCATCTACCATATCAACTTTATTATCCCAAACGTAATCCAAACAATCAAATTTTGTGTCAAACGATTTAACTAAATAATCAGTAATTATAGGTTTTTCTACACCATGATAAAGTAGCATAGCAGTTATGACCCAAGTCATTGTCATTTTTTACCTTTGAAAATATCGGCTCCCTTGAGGCCGTATATACTAGCGACGACCCCTACAAATAGCGTCTGGTACCAAAAAGGCAGATTGTTAAATTGCTCAAAAAACATATGTAGCTTTGCTTGTATTTCTGGATCGTCAGAAAATACTGACCATATCAATAAAATAACAGGGGCACTTACGAGCAAAAGCACGAACTCGTCTTTCCATCCTTTGTCGTTTGATTGTCTAACAGCGGCCTGGTACTCCACTTCTCCGGAGGCCATCTTCTGTGCATGCAATAAAGCAGCATCCGACATGAGTATTTTTGCTTTTTGTTTATTAGCAAAAACACTAGCACCTGTTTTAAGTACAGTAGGTAGTATTGATAGTAGTGGTCCCATTATAAATTATCCTTTTTCCATTCTTGAACGTCAAATGACGGACATTCTTTTTCACTTATTTCATTATGACCAATAACATCAGCATCTGGATATTGGTCTTTTATTTCTTTGACTAAAGTCAATAATGCTGTCCACTGTTGATCTGTAAAATTATTTTCAGCAGAATTATCATCAGCCATGCCTCCTACGAGACAAATACCTATGCTTTTATGATTATAGCCAGCAGCATGTGCGCCTGAATCACGAATATCTCGTCCATCTTCAACTTCTCCTGAACGTTTTATTACTTTGTGATAGCCTATATCTCGCCATCCATTGCCATTGACATGCCAATCTCTTATGGTTGCTGCATCCACATCCATAGAAGCTTTTGTTGCCGCACAATGGATAACGATTAATTCTGTTGAATTTCTTGGTTCCACTATTTCACCAATGCAATAATAATTATGATTACAATGGCTGCTGCAACAATCTTTTTTTTCTTATCAAGATTCATCGCCCAGTCTTTTATAAAAAGTAACTTACTAATCATAAATCCTCCTTTAGTAGTTGTTAAAGTACCCTCGTCCGGGAACTGCTCTATAACTAGAGCGTTCTCTGTCTTCTTGTCGAGCTCGTTCAAATTCTTCGTCATAAACTGCTTTTAGTAGTTGTATTTTGTCGGGTGCTTTTTTCATAGCAAGATAATACGCCATACCAGCTACTAAACAAGGAAGAAATCTAAATGAAACATTAGGATCATCTGTGGCTAAATCAATATCGTCTAATCTTTTCATGTAATAATATCTCACACTGTAAGTAGACAAATCAGGTGTTGGATATAAAAACAATGTGGGAGTAGTTGTTCTTTCAAAATAAAACTGAGAAGGTCTTCCCGAAGCCGCTTTATTTGGAAGCATATGATAATCAGAACGACTAACTCTAGCTAAACTTGTGTCCAAACTGTTGGAGTCTCTAACTACAACCTCTAAAATATCAACAATATTTGTGTCTAAAGTGTAGTCAGGATCACTTGCTGTTGTTGTTTGTGTTCCAAGTTGAATAGTCCATAAATTAAGACCACGATTAGCCCACTCAGACATCAACAAGTTCATACTACGTATAGCTGTACGCAAGTCTTTCCCAGTAATTTCTTGTAGCCCACAACGTTCGTAAGCTTCTTGAATTACTTCTGCAGCATCTATGCTAAAATCAGTAGAACCTGATACAGCCATACGTTACTCCCTGTTACACTGATCCAGTTTTAATAAACTCTGCTACAACTGTGTACATATTACCATCATCCGCTTGTCCCGGTATTACAATGTTAATATCACCATTTGTGTTAGCATCAGTGCTCGGTGGTAATCCACCAAATTCTCTAAAGTCCCAATAACCTGTTCCTGTTAGACCAAGCAAAGGCCTGTCTCCATCTGAATCTTCAAAATCTAAACGAGCAAAAGAATCTGCTCCATCTCCAGTGTCGCATGCAAACCAAATTCTTTGCAATGCTCCTCTTGTAGCAGCTCCTGCTACCGTTCTTGCTGAAGCATCGTAAAGAACTGTTGTGCTTCCAGTGCCGTCTGATTCTATAACTATTTTTAAAGTAACCCTTTTATCGTTTTCTTGTACGACTTCTGGTCCTGTTACTGTGTCTGCCATGTGTTTCCCTCCTTAATTAAGAAACATGTGGGCCCGAAAGCCCACATTAACGTTAATTTTATTGATCTGCAAATGCAGGTACGTCTGCACCTTCAGCGTAACCCCAAATATAGTAATTAGTACTATCTTTAGCTAAAATATTAATTTCAAACACACCGAAGTCTGTAAGAGTTAATTTAGAGTTAGAGTTTCCGTCTGAATATACAGATACGTTATCAGCATTTGAATCAGCATGAACAATACCGCCAAGAAAGAAATTAGTATTTCCCGGAGTTATTATAATTAAGTTTTCTGCTTCTTCTGCAGCTCCACCATAAACAAATTTAAAGTGTGCTCCACCAACTGGTGCAGGTAAAGTAATTGTTCTGTTAGCTGCTAGTGCAGGAACTACTAGAGTTCTTCCACTGTGTGTTGCATTATCAAGAGTCTTGTCTTCATCTCCTAATGCTACAGGTGCGTCACCCATAGTGATAACTTCAGTAATTGCCCCAGTAGTTGCATTTTTACTGATAGTTTTTAGTGTGCTTTCCGATCTAATCGGACCGCTAAAAGTTGATTTTGCCATATAGGTCTCCTTTTTTGTCAACACAGTCTGAGACGTTGTCTACTGC